TATACTCTTTGTGATCTTTTAATAACAAAGCGTAGTCTTCCCTTTTAACCATAGGAAAAGCATCATAAGTTTTCTGAATATAATATGCTAATCTATTAATTAAGTCAGATGGTTTGTCTTGTTTTGCTTCTACAATTTTTTCAGCAATAACTCTTGCATCTGTTCTAATTTGGTTTTGGTCTTCCAACAATTTTTCTACCTCCTTTTTCATAATCACGGTGTACAATAATTCTTCTTGAATCACCGTATCCTCCGATACATTTAAGATAATCCTTTCTAACTAATCGTTGAACTGCTCCCCAAGATTGGGACCTTGAGGAGAACTTACATCCTTTAGTTATTTCTGAATAACTAGGACTAATCTTATTAATGATAATGAATCCTTTAATAAAATTATAAACTTTGAGTTCATTCCTAGTCATTAGAATGGTATCGGTTTTTCATCTACTTCTTTCGTCTGCTCGTCTGAACTAGCTATCTCTTCCGAAGCTAGTTCATTCTCGCTATCCCTTTTGCTGTCCAACAATTTCATTTGGCTTTCAAATCTATCCAAAACTATTTCTGCCGTAACAACATTTTGTCCCTCTTTGTTTACCCATTTTTTATATGTCAATCTTCCTTGCAACAAAACCTTGCTGCCCTTATGGGTATACTTCTCTAACACCTCGGCAATTTTTGTATCCCAACAAACAACTCTATGCCAATCTGTTTCTCTTTCTCCCTTGACTGTCCTGTTAGTAGCAACACTAAGGGTAGCAAACTTACTACCCTTTTGTGTTTCTTTAATCACAGGATCACTACCAAGGTTTCCGATAATTGTTATCGAATTATACATCGGTATGTTTTCCTCCATTTAGTTCTTTGTATTTATTTTCATACATGGTCTTGGTATGTAGATAAAGTACGTGTGAAGATTTCTTGGCACGATCCATATGTACTTTGTACATTGAAGCATAACCTTTTAATCCTTTAGCTGACTTGGATTTTTTTATTTCTATTTGAAACTTATCCAAGATTTCGTTAGTACTATGTCCTTTAGGTTCTGTATTTGTAGTTACATTTGTAGAAGTAGTTGGTTTATTACTATCAGACATTTCATCTTCAGAATAAATGAAACCATGTAATCCTATTAACTTTAAGATAGCACGATCTATTGCTCTCTTTTCAGCCATAGCATATGGATAAGGATTCCTAGTATTTTTAGGACTTGCCTCTCCATAGGTAATTACTTTCATCTTATTAAGTGATGCGGTACATTTAATACAAACAATTCCTTTCTCGGAATTAGTTTCTATTTCATCTAGGTTGTCGATATTAACTTTACATTGAATACCAGCAATCTCAATGTATCTGTGGTACATAACCCAAGCACCATGACAATCCCATAGACATTCTTTAGAATCGAATCCTAATGTCTTGAGTATGTCTGTTACTCTTTTATCAAGTTGTTTAGCCATTCAGTATTTCTCCTTTCTTATCTTCCTTAATGGATAAAATTCCAGCTTTGGAACGTGCAATTAATATCCCACTGCCAGTTGCTCTTCGACAATTAGCAGGTACTTTATCTTTAAGTATAGTACCAATTGCCTTATGTTGTTTGGCTGGTTCTTTAGTATCATGCCATTGTTTAGCTAATGATATAAATTCATTATCCCGATTGTCATCGAAATTTATTGCAATCATATCATTGATTTTTATTTTACCAGCTAGTTTAGGTAGTTGTTTAGTAAGTAGGTCCAGTTTTTCAGGTGGCTTATCAGATGTTACATAACTCCAAAAAGATTTTTCAATCTCATAAAGTTTTTCTTGATAAGGTTTGTCTGAATCTATTTTACAATATTCATAACGGTTATTGCCAAAGATAACAGACAAATAAATATAAGGTGTTTCACTTAACATTAAGTAATGTTGTATCTGTGGCATGTAGGTACTAACTACATTGTCAATGGTATTATTAGAATTGGTATGTTTACATTCTATTAGGACTTGATCTTCTGCAATCCATCCATCGTAATGTCCAAACATAAATTCTTTTTTGGTATATAATTCAGGGTATTCGGTAACTTCTTTTTGTAGTTCATATCCAAGCCATATCTTATTAACTGGCTCAGTATAAATACCAAGTTGTACTGGTAAGACTTTTGATAAGTCATCAGGTTCTTTTCGGTTTGTCTTCTCCATCCATAGATTATGCCAATCGCCATTCATAATTCGATTCGCATCTGATCCTCCAATCCCCATATGTCTATCGATACGGAGATGCTCTACTTTAGGAGTCTTTATTTCTTTAGTCGTATTCATAGTTTAATCCTCCTTTGTTCTATTTATATACGCTTTTTGTTTAAAGACTTCAAGTCTATAAAAGGTTCTTGTTAGTTCTCGCAGCCACCCTAAATGAAACTTGTAAGGTGGTTCAAGTCTATCAATAAATTCTTTCGGTATCGGTAATCGTGGGTACGGGAAAGTTTTTATAATATCATCAATGCAATCTTTAAGAAGAAAGGCAGGATATTTTAATAGGATTTGGAAGTATTGATCTAACCCTATTTTATGATTCGGTACATCTTTATCAATCTTTTTTTCTATAGGGAATGAATCCTCTCTTCCCATCAGGTACCGTATCTCGTATACCCGCAACATCAAGGATTCGTTTGCGTCTTTCTTGAATGCTTGTGGAATCGTAGACAGCGTTGCCCTTTTTAGTTTGTCCTCTAATGTTTCTGAATTTGATACTTCTTCTGATCCAGTTTCTAAAGCAAGCATCCCAGTCTTCTTTAATGCCACCATTTGCGGTGTAATAATCGATGAACTGTGCTGTTTCGTATTCAATGTCAACCTCCTCTCCATTTTATTTATTGCTTTCTTGTATTGATACAAATTAACATGGAATCCTAATGCATTGATCCAGTTTATTAAATTTGTACCATTAGGAATTTTGGAATGGCATTCCCATTTTGTAACTAATGAATCAGCCACTCCAATTTTTTGTGCAAGTGCTTGAGTACTTATGTTTAATCTTTGTCTTTGATACTTAAGCTCCTGTATGATATGCTTGTATAACATAATTACTCCAATCTATTTCGTCTGCATGACTACCTCTTATATTAAAGAAGTGTTTATATTGTGGGTGTTCAGCCATAAACATACGAGCATAGAATGGTTTGTAATCATTGTTAATTTTGTAACAAGGATCACTTGTTTCTACTTCCGTTTCCCATCTAATCCTATTGATAATCATTTCAGATGATAAACGATTATGCCCTCGACCTATTGCAAGATGGGTAAACTTTTTAAACAATCTATATATCTGAGGATTATTTTCATGAAACTTTTTAAACTCAGATACGGTACCATCTATTGCAAGATCGAATTGATCTTGATCCATATTACTTTCCTTTCTTTTTAGGTTTCAAATCTTCTTTCACTAATCGCAAAATTTCTTCTATCGCATCTGCGATTCTTGAAAGTTCTACTGTCATATCTTCTATAGCTCCAGTAGTGTGTTCATCCATAGCTACCATACTTTCTCCCTTCTATTTTGTTAAGTCTTCCTTACTAACACCAGCATTTCTATACTCTTCTTCTTTAGTCATAGATACTTTAGTTGATTTAACATTGAAGTAACCATCAACCTTGCAAGCATTAACTACATTGTTCATATCCTCTTTTAGAAAATCACATAACGCAATGAAATTCCAAAGACTGATTTCATTAATTGCCTTTTCATATTTTTGTACTTGTTGAAAAGTTACACTTAATTCAGAACCAATCTTAGTCTGAGTATGTTTTGGATCAGCATTATTTCTTGTAAGCTTCATCCAATGTCCTATATTTACAAAGAACCTTTCTCTATCTATTGTCATTTTTACCTCCTTTCTTTTTAATCGTAGTATGTTTCATCTAGTTCCTTTCTAGCTGCCTTTCTTTTTTCTTCCTCCATTTTTTCTATTGATCTAATGTATTGTTTCGGTATGTCATGTGGTCCACTTAGTTTACTATGACCTTGGTACACATAAAGGTACGTTAATTGTTCTCCTTGTTTTAATTTATGCCAAGGTTTTATTATCATTTTATTTTAATGATGAGTTCATCACGTTCATGTGAATCATCATCAGCAAAGATTACTTCAAGAGATTTAATTTCTTTAAACTCACAGTCATGGAATGAATCTCCTTTACCGTTCTTGCTAATCCAAGCACTACCAATAAAAGATACCTTTGCATCACGATTCATAACAGTAGGTAATCGATTAGCAATACAACATAGGTCTTTGAATTGTTCAGATGTTACTTTCATTTTTCCTCCTTTCTTTTTTCTCTTACCTTTGTAAGATTCTTCTTCTATAGCTTTAGCGGTTGCTTCAGCTACTCGGTTCATAGTTTTTCCAGTATCAGTTCTGTCGCATAGTTTTTGTAGGTTTATAATTTCAGAATCAATAACTTCCATTACCTTTTCAGATATAGAATATCCATTCACATTATTTCTACCTATTTTATCTAGGTCTGAGTTAATGAAACGTCTTACTTTTTCTAATGCAAAGATTCCTCCTTGCCAATTAGCAAACATAGAATGATCTTGAGAATGTTTTAAAAATTTCTGCCAATCAATCATACTTCCTCCTTTGTTTTGTGCCGAGGTAAGCCATACAACCAACTCACCTCGGTTCACACGTGTTAACTACTAACTGTGATTAAAAAAATGCGTAATCCCTCAATGAAGAGTACATCCTCGCATTTATCTGTGTCGTGCAGTAGTGTAACGACAGCAAATTCTATTAACTTTATGTAGCATTAGCCACCCGTACAATTTACTTATGGGCTAACTCTTCCCGCTAAAAGCGTATAGGTAAAAGCTACACGGAGTAGTACCGCTAGGTACTACCCCTATCTATTAGGGTTAGGTCTGCAGAATTTGTATGCTCCTGCCCAATAGAATTCATTTATATCCTTTCATATGAATCTTGCCCTCACAAATAAAAGGTAAGTTCCTTTTTCTTTTTTGCCAAACTCCATCTCTGTGAAATTTAATGAAAATACTTTTTTCGTATTCTTTAATTAGATTTAGGTTATTTTTAGCAAAGTAAAATACTTGTTTTAAATCATTAACTATTTCACGTTCATTTTGTTTTAATAAGTCATGTAACAACCAAGTTAATTTGGAATGTCTTTCAATTAAACTACTTGGATTAATTATTTTCATTTTCATTAAGCTACCTCCTGTTGCTGTTCTTTTTGTGGTTGTAGTTCTTCACACCACTTAACAGCTTTGTTTGCTAATGCAGATGCTTTCCAAACTGCATCCTCATTATCTTCTAAACATTTAATCCAACTATTAAGGTACTGTGCGTGGTCCTCTCTTGGATTAGAAGTTATGTTTAGATTGGTAGCCATAAAACAACTTCCTAATTCTGCTACTATCTCTTCAAATGCATATTCCATCTTGGCAAACTTGGTTGATAGATTTCGTTTGCATCTTGTTTCGTGTCCTGTCCAATGAGTTAGTTCGTGGAATAAGGTACAATAATAATTTTCAGTTGATGTACTATGTCCTGTATTAATGAATTGTTTTTTATCAGGCATATGTATTTTATCCTGACTAGGAATATAACAAGCCATATCCATTCCGTGTTCGAT